CCATCATTTAGTAAATCCTCATTTAAAAATCTATCCACTTGCCACCCGGACTTGCAAACCCTTTTTATCGAAGTAATCAAGCATTTTGACTGTAGTGTACTTGAGGGGTATAGAAATGAATCTGACCAAAACAAGGCGTTTGCGGACGGGAAGTCAAAGCTTGAATGGCCTGATGGCAATCATAACCAAATCCCGTCAATCGCTGTTGATGTCGCTCCTTATCCTGTTGACTGGAATAACATTAAGCGCATGTACTGGTTTGGTGGATATGTGCTAGGTGTTGCTCAAATGCTTAAAAATGATGGCAAAATAACCCATGATATTCGGTATGGTGGTGACTGGGATGGTGACAAGGATATTGGCGACCAGAACTTTAATGACCTTGTACATTTTGAGCTTGTTGGTCATCACGATTAAATATAATTAATATTATCAGCTAGAAAAGGATTTATATGGCAAGGAATGCTGTTTTAAAAGGTGAGCCTGATAACAATATTGGCAGACCCTCAAAATTTACCCCCGAACGTTGCGCTGACATTATTAGCGCTATTTCAAGACGCGCACCCTATCAACTTGCAGCTGAAGCCAATGGAATTTCAGAGCGTACACTTTTCTACTGGATGGAGCTTGGAGCAAGTCATCTGGAAGAAGGAAAAGACTCGGAATACTCCATGTTTTTGCAGTCTATAAAAAGAGCAGAAATGCAAAAGGTCATAGAACACACCGATATAATCGCGGCTCGACCTGAGCGCTGGCAAGCTGATGCCTGGCTTCTAGAACGCAGATGGTACAAGTACTTTGGTGCAAGCGTGCCTGTGATAGAACTCAATGAACGTCTTGACAGACTTGAAGGGGAGCCAAGGAATGGCACACAAAAAACAGAGTAAGACACAGGAAAAAGATATTTATGGCAAGCATGAGAAACATTTGCATGAGCCGATGAAAAAGAAATTACACGTACCAAAACCTAAAGGGGAAAAATAATGGGCGCTAAATACGTATCTGACAAGCCAGACGGTTACTTGTCTACTCGCAACAATGTCTATCTTGACCGTGAGCAAAAGCAACAGGTTAGAACTTTTAAAGAAGCAGGTTCTTGTCGTTACCTACCCGCACAGAGTAAGGCTAACTACGGCAAGAAAAAAGGTATTGCGTATTAAGATATTAATGTTGACAGATATCTAGGTATCTGTAATAATATCCTCGCATTGTTAATTACATGAGGATATAAGAGTGAAGACACTGGCATTTATTGTAAAAGATGGTGAAATAAAAGCCATCGTATCTACTGACTTAAAAAATGGGTGTGTAGTTGAGTACAGCCACTTTAGGAGCAAGGAAGCAATTAACGCGGACAGAGAGTACAATCTTGTTAATGCTCGTAAAGGTAAAATATCACGAGCTAAAAAGTACATGCAGTACAGACTTCAGTGTTCGAGCATTCACGGAGAAGAAATAAACCCTGGTGAGTTTTACATTGAAAGCTTGTACCAGGATGAGGATTAGACGTATGAGAATAGTTGACCAACACCACGAACTTTGGAGAGCATTTGTTGAGAATCGACAAAACTATTTACAGCGTTGCATACCAAATCAGGAGCCAGATGCAATACAAGAGCTTCATTTAACAAGACAGGTTTATGATGCCCTTGGAGACTTAAAAGAGTTTTTAGATAACAAGCGTTCATGATGAGCGCTTTTTTACAAGGAGCGTTAAGTGATTACATTGGAAGTATTGCAAGCCCGTAGAGAAAGTCTTGCCAACTTGCTAACAACAAGCATTGTAGATCATGACATGCTTAAAGAAAGACTTAAAATTATCAAGAAAGAAATTGCAAACATAAATGGTGCAATTATTGAAATAGACCGCATGATTGAATCGTCATAGGAATATAGCCATGTCATTATTTACATCAATTTTAAAACCCATTCTTGAGCGCGAGCTTGACTCACTTGAACCAGAGGCAGCAGCCTTTATTTTAAGGATGCTCAAAACATTGTCTAGTGAAGCCCTGTACTGGGCAGAGCAAAAAATCAATTTTGATATCAACGGAGATGGACACATAGGAGCGCCACAAGATGATGCTTGAGAAAGGAAAAAAAGCTGCTACCAAAGCGGGCATGAAACATAATGTAAAGACCATGGAGAAGGCAGGCTACAGCAAGAAGCGTGCTGAGGGTGCAGCCTATGGCGAGGTTGGCATGGAGAAAAAAGCCAGACGAGATGAATCAAAAGCCATGGAAAGAAAAGAGGAAAAACGCGAGAAAGGCACAAAAAAAGCTGTAATCGGGCATTTAAAAAAAGACAACAAGGAATGCATGGCTGAGAACAAGGCGCACAACAAGCTTATACGCAAGATGAAGGATGGCAGGTAAGATGATAGCGATTGATGAGATTCTATCAAAGATTGACAGTATTTCAGATTTTGCGCGTGGCTCTTATATGGCTACTGATAACAGGGCATTTAGTTCTATCTATTCATCTCTCGTGCAATTAAGGGTATTGATAGCTGCGCCCGATATAGAAGTTCTTGAGTTAGACATCAAAGAGCTAGATCTTGGTCACCGCACTATTAAACCTCTTCGAAGTGAGAATATTCACAAGATAAAAGACCTGGTAAAGCTTACAAAAGAAACGCTTCTTAAAACTCCTAATCTTGGGATGAAAAGCATAAGAGAGATTAGTGATGCTCTTGCATATTATGGATTAAAGTTAAAAGGGGAGGATTAAGTGGCTGACAAGAAATGGATTGCAAAGGCTATCAAGAAGCCTGGCGCATTACACAAGGAATTAGGCGTACCAGAAAGCAAGAAGATACCAGGGAAGACACTGGATAAGGCAGCAAAGGCACCTGGCAAGCTTGGTCAGCGCGCCCGTCTTGCAAAAACACTTGGAAAGATGAGTAAGAACTAAATACGTAAGGGATTCAAGATGCACGCAATTAAAAACTCATGGGTAGAGAAGGTAAAAAAGAAAAAAGTGCAAGAGAAAGCGCCCGCATATGAGTCGAACGTTATTGAAAATGAATTTCTGCATCAAACAAGAAAGCCAGAGAAAAGACACCAGCCCTCGTTGAAAGCTACCATGAACAGAACGCTCAGGGGAGTACGTAAATAGTGCAATGCAGAAGCTGCAACTACAGTGACTCGCGCGTTGTTGATACAACACGGGACGACAGAACCAATCAGATCTACAGGCGTCGTGAGTGTATAAAGTGCGGTGCAAGGTTTACTACACAGGAGCACCTGCGAGATACCTATACCAGATCTCCTTTCAAGACAATACCGCCTAAAAGGATTCTTGAAAAATGACCCTTACTCCTTCAGCCATAGCAAAACGTATTGCAGCTATCGAGGATGCAAGAAGACGGGGCATTGAAAAACACATATCAATCAATAACACAGGAATGATAATCCATGCGCGAGAACAAGATAAAATATATGTTCCAACAACCACAGGCAATCTGGCTCACATTGATAACAGTTTTGTTCGTGTCATTATGGGTCCTTATGGAAGTGGCAAATCTACGTGGGCAGCTACAGAAATTGTCCGAAGAGCCTGCGGAGTTCCGGTTTGGCATAACGGTAGACGAAGAAGCCGGTGGGGAATTGTGCGAAATACTAGCGGAGAGCTTTCAACAACCACGCTCGCAACCTGGCTAAGCTGGTTTGATGATTTAGGCGATATAAGAAAGCGCCAAAAGCCAATAATGACCTATGAACATGTATTTAATGACGGGTTTGGCATAGTAGAGCTTGAGCTATTGTTTATTGCACTGGATAGACCGGAAGATGTGCGCAAGATTAAATCCCTAGAACTCACAGGCTGTTACATTAACGAGTTGTCTGAGGTTCCAAAGGCAGCTATGGCGCATATGAAAGGACGCGTTAACCGTTATCCCTCGCGCGCATTTTGTCATGAACCATATTGGTCGGGTATCATAGCAGATACAAACCCGCCAGAAGATGATCACTGGATATTCAAGGACTTTGAAGAAAACAGCTATGAGGGACATGTTCTTTTCAAGCAGCCTCCAGGCTTAATAAGGGATGAGGATGACAACTGGGTCAGAAATCCTGGATGTGATAACTTTGATCATCTGCCTCCTGATTACTATGAAAAGCTCTCCCAGGGTCAGAGCCAGGAATTTATCAAGGTTTTTTGTCTTGGCGAGTATGGTGCTGTTGGTTTTGGCAAGCGAGTTTATCCTGAGTTTAATCCCGATATACACGCTCGCGACTCTCTTGATGCTATTCAAGGGGAGCCTTTAGTATTGGGGTGGGACTTTGGTTTAACGCCAGCTTGTGTTGTCATGCAGCTTTCACCAAGGGGGCAATTGCTGGTGATAAAGGAATATATAGCCGATGGCATGGGCATAAGAAGCTTTGCCGAATCTATCGTCATTCCTCAAGTAGCAAAGGACTTTCCTTATTGTAAAATAGGAATGTCTATAGCAGATCCCGCCGGAAATGCCAGAAACGAAATAGTCGAGGAGATGTCTTGCATCGGTGAACTCAACACCTTGGGAATTCCCACCAACTCAGCACGCACCAACGATATTGATCCGCGTCTTGGGTCTGTTCGATTCTTTCTAAACAGAATGGTTGATGGAAAGCCCTGTTTTCTGCTTGACAAAAAGAACTGCCCCACCCTTTTCAAGGGGTTTGTAAAGGGGTATGTATATTCCCGGGTAGCTGTTGGTGGTGAGGAAAGATACAAGGACAAGCCAAACAAGAATGTATACTCACATGCAATGGATGCGCTTGGCTATGGGTGCCTTGAGCTTGCAAGTGACAGTATTACGCAGGAAAAGGTAGAAAACAAAAAATACGAAAACATGTTTAACCCCGTTATGAGAATATGGTAATTCAATGAAAGCGGTTTGGGAAATGTATAAATGACAACAAACAGATGTATCTATTGCGGAAGATATGCACCGAATACACCATTAAAGGGCAAATGTTTAAATTGCGAAAAAGAATACAAGATGATCAAGGACAAACTTACTAAGCAAAGGAGCGCAACATGTCAGCACAATCACAAATAACCCTAATCTGTAGCTTTGCAGGTGAAAACAACGATGTAATACCAAGAATGTGTCGTCTTTACTGTCCAAACAACACACTTGCAGAAGTAAGCGCTGCGGGATATCTGGAC